TTCTACTGTAAATCGTCCAGCCGTTATATCAGCGTTTACTGCTGTAGTAGCAAAAGCATATAAGTTTTTGCTAGCAATCGCCGCTGTAATGTTTGGAACAAAGATGTGATAGTTACCAGCACTATTATTAAAGTTTATATCAATCTCTGTAATTGATTGTGTAGCACTTAATTGTTCATTAAAAGATGTTACACCAGCACCAACGATTTCAGTTCCTGAAGAAACTGCAGAGTTAGTTGCTGTACCAGAAGTTGCACTCAATGATAAACCACCAGCAAGAGTTTCACCTGCTGCTGTTGTGATTCCTATCAATGCTCTGTGAATGAAAAATTTAGTAGGTGTTACTAAACCATCAGGTGCGTCTGTATTTAATGCACCAAGCTCCACAAGAACATCACCGTCTCCATAAGCAGTTCCTGCTGCGTTTGTAGCTGCTAGTGAGCCAGCGAAAGATTGAATCTTTCTAGTTCCCATTGATACTAATTGTCCAGTTGAGTTAACTGAAAAACCAGTTTCTGTGACCACGCCAGTAGAAGCTGCTTTGTTAATTACGTTAAAGCCACCTTCCGATCTGACCGGACCGCTAAAAGTTGAATTTGCCATATTGGTCTCCTTTTCCGCCAGTACAGTCTGAGACATTGTCTACTGCATGAGTCCATACTGACTATTTATAAATATGCAGTGTGTCGAGTATATTCTTTTGACGTGGGAATTGCAAATAAAAAGGGCGGCCGAAGCCGCCCTTTAAATTGTTCTTTGCTTAAGAATTAAGCACCAGGTGAACCAAAAATACCACGCCAGTCAGAGAAGCCGAAGCTATATCTTTCCCTAGCTTTGTATTTAACGTTACCAGTTTCAAAGTCACCTTCCATGGACGTAGCCACAGGAGCTCTTTGAAAGTGTTTCATGCCGTTAGGTACATCCGTCTTAATGAAGAATGCATCTGTATCAGTTAAGTAGTTATTAACTGTGTAACCCTCAGGCATCATTCCCATGCTTCTTACTGCATTGATGTCGTTATCCGCAGTAGCTACTCTGTTTCCAGATGCTAGTAGTCTTTCAGCTGTAAATTGTAGAGCTGAAGGGATAATCAACTTTCTTGGTTTTGCAGCAACTTTCAGACCTCTGTCATCTTGGAAAGCGTGAATGTCGATAATCGCTTGTTCCAAAGATGTCTCGTTAAGGTCTGCAGCAGTAGATAGCTCGTTCTTTTGGTTTCCAGAAGTAGTAGGGTGGTCAGTAGCAAAAAGCTCCTTACCATCACCACCTGTGAAGCTTGAATCAAAGCCGTTGTTCAAGACGTTCGCAGCTTTTACTTGTTTAGTGTGTGCCATAGAACGTGCTAGAGCTTTCGTATAACGAGTACTGATCTTGTCGTAAAGGTTGTCCTCTACAGCTTCTTCAGTAATCTGGAAAGCCAAAGCTACAGTTTCATGAGAGTAACGTGCTGTAAAAGATTCACGTGAGTTGTCAAAGTTAACGCCTGTTCCTTCAGGTTTAACTGATGCAGCTCCGAAACCAGATAACATTACTTCTTCTTCAAAAGCTCTGTCAGAGGTCTCTGTGTCGTAAATCTCAGCATGTTGGTTCTCGTATTGTGCGTACTCTAGTCCGAATAGTGCATTCAAACCAGGTTCCAACTCTTTAGCAAGTTGTGATCTATTAATAGCCATAGTTTAAATCCTCCTATTAACCTAAAGTTGTTGCTGAGTTGAGTTGATGCTCAGTACCATTAACGATTACATATGCATTTGCGTTTGCAGCAGATGTGTCGCTATTTTCTGGATCTTTGGAAATTCCTAATTGTTGGAAGTTTCCAGAAGTTGTCACAGTTGAGGTATCAAGTTCAGCTTTTGATAGTCCGCTTGTGTCGTCTCCAGTCAAGCCTACATAATCAAATCCGCCGAAATTCATAGCTGCTGTGCCAGTTCCGTTGTGTTGAGCTTCAAAGACGATCATTGGATCGTCATATACATATGCAACAATATCAGAAGCGTTTGTGCTTGCTGGATAATGTGCACTGTATGTTGGCTTAGAAGTAGTTGGATCTGTATAGAAACAACCACCAAAGGTGCCAAGGATTAGTCCAACTGTACCTGTTGAAGTATCAATTGCGTGCTGAATGCCACCTGCTGTTACACCGACCACTGGTTGGTTAGTGTAAATAGAAGTGCCAAAGTTAGCCGCAATCGCGTATTCGTTGGTACGAACTTCTCCACCTGTTAAGTGCCTTGTGGGTCTGAACCCAAAGGCTGCGTCTTGGTTTGCCATAATTATAGTCCTCCTTAGACTAATAAATTACAAATTATTAATCCAAAAATTTTGGCGAATGTTGTTAGGTGTGAAATCTAATCTGACTTCTTTGCACCGCCAAAAGTTACTCTCGACTGCCTATTTGGATTATCGATAGGCATACTAGGGTGCTGCTCCCTTAGAAGATCATTATCAACAGCCTCCTGTTGATCTCTTGTTTGTTGAGAGAAATAAGCATTTCGTTCTTCAACAATTTCTTCAGGTATCTTGGCTAGCAGTAATCCACCTACAGAAACGACGCCTTTCATTGCTCCGTCTTCAACAGTAGGGGCTTCGAAGTCTCCAAGTTCTTCCAGTCTTACTGGTTCGTATCCCTCTCTCATTCGAGCAGATACATTCTTCTTGTCGTCTTGGCCCATAACTTCAGCACGAATCCAACGATATTTAAATCCGGCTGGTGGAGACGGCGCGTCTAACCGAGATGGTGGTCGCCATGGCTGCCTTCTGGCAGTTTTATCTCTAGTTTGAGATGAGCGTGAGGTTCTTGTTTTCTTTTCCATATTGCTACTCCTTCACGTATTTAGCATATTCTTCTAAAGGCACACCTAGTTTTTTAGCGATTGCAACCTGCGATGGTGTGAGTCTCACAGTTCGTTTTCCTTTGGTCTTTGAAGTAGACTTTACAGCAGGTGCAACCGTTTGGTCAACCACTTTTTTGCTTTTTTCTCCTTCAAACTTTGTTGGAAACTGTTCTTGTATCTGACGATCTATCTCTTCGTAGTATTCGTCAGATCTTGGATCATATCCTTGTTGTTCAACAAGCTTACGATGAATGGCAAAAGCCGTGTATGTCATCGCCTCATCTTTACCAAACCACTCGTTTTTCTCCGCCCACGCTTGTGCTTTTGGGTCGGGTGGTGGTGGTGCTTGTTGCTCTACAACAGGCCGAGCCGTCTCTTCTTTCAGCTCTTTAAATTTTGCTGCTTGTGCTTCTAATTGTTCTTTTTGAATCTTTGCTCTTTCAGCATCAAGCGACGCTCTTGCAAGAATACTTTGTGCATCTGCTTGCGCATTAACATCACCTTCTTCAATCGCTTTTTTTAATCTTAGTTTAGCCTCTTCAACTTGTGAAGTCGAAGCCGTTTCCATAGTTGATGCATAGTTTTGATTTAACGATTGCAGTTGTGTTTCAAGATCTGATTGTTTATCTTTTAAACCCGCTGCGTATTTTACAGCAGCGTCTTCTCTACGCTCTGCTTCACGTAGTTTACCAACGAGTTTAGCAATTCGTTTATTTACTTTTTCGCTATAATCGTCATGCTCACCTTTGTCCGTTGTCGGTTTTTCTTCTTCCGTTTTCTCTGGTTCGGGTGCAGCTTGCTGTTCTTCAACAACTTCTTGTTCTTCTTCAACGGGTGTTACTTTGGATTCTTTTAATTCAACATCAACGGACTCACCGCTGGTGTCAATAGGTACGAGTTTATCGTCCTGTATTTGTTCTTTTTGTGCCTCGGGCATGGTTCTTGATCTCCATGGTTATTTATTTGCAAGACCAACTACATATGTAAAATATCAGTTGGATCTTGTATTATAGCAAGTATTTCATCATCATTCAAGAGTCTTAATTCACCGCCATCAATTTTTAATCTTGACCCAGCGTAACGTGCAAAGATAACCCAGTCACCTTTTTTGCACCATGGACCCTCTGGAAACTTATTAACATCACCATACGCATCAGGGCCAGTGGATAACACATAACCGCAAACGGTTGCTAGCTGTTCTCTTTCACGAGTCTGATCAGCTAAAATAATGCCACCTTTACTCTTTTCTGCGCCCATGTACGGCAAAATAAGTATGCGCCAACCGGTTGGTTTTGGAAGTTTTTCAGCCACAGAAGTGTCAATATTGTCAGGATCTATGTATTTTGACTCTCTTTCACCGTATATATCTTCAACTTCTTTCTGTTTTTGCTCTATTTCAGCTGCAGTTTTGCCTTTTTCTGCAATTTTTGATTTTTCTTTGCGTCTAGCCTTGGCCATATGCTCTGGAAGTATTAAATCACTCATTTTTTTCTCCTTTGTCGAGTATTTCTTTAATTTCGTCTTCAACTTCTATTAAAGTTCGGTATTTTCCAATCATAAAATTGTAATCATGACGCTCAGTAGTGCTCCCTTGCATCACAAACTCAGTCGTTTGCTCTTTTTTTTCACGAATAAGACGTAAAATCTTATCGCCTAGCCATAATCCGTCCATAAATTTCTATAATTCTGATCTTATTTCTTTATATTTTTTTAATATACTACTTATTCCATTATCTACAACATCAATTTTACCTCTTGGATGCATAATATTTAGTGGCTCGTCCATAAATCCTATGAAACCTCCCATATCTTTGTGCACACGCCCACCTTGTCGAAGACCATAAGGGTTTGAAGCTAAGCCTGTGTTTGGGTCATATGTATACGTAGGCATCAAGGACTCTATTCCAAAAATACTATCTGCAGTGGTCGCGCCTGGAGCTAGATTAATATCTTCTTGCTCAATGAATGGTTGAAAGAACGGAACATTTAACATTCTTGCATATTGATCAGTTAGTGATCCTGTTCTGGACACATCAAAATCCATAGGAGTGTAGCCACGATATCTTGGCAGTGGGTCAGCTGGCCTATTTAAAGTTCCAGGGCCTGTCGTTACAAATGTTCCCAACGCTTGTGCTTGTCTTTGTTGTCCTGCTGCTTGAGCATCCAATCTTCTTTGTTCTTCAATAGCTGCGAGCCTTTCTTGTTCTGCCTGTTGTCTAGCTTGTTCTGCCTGTTGTCTAGCTTGTTCTGCTGCTTGTCGTGCTGCTTCTTCTTGTGCTTGTCTTGCTGCTTCGGCCTCAGCTGCTTGTCTAGCCGCTGCCTCTTCCGCTAATCTTTGTTGTTCTTGTTGAGCGCGCCTAGCTGCTTCTTCTTGTGCTTGTCTTGCTGCCTCTTCTCTAGCTTTTCGTTCTGCATCTATAGCTGCTTGACGCCTTTGCTGTTCCATTCTTTGACGATACTCAGGAATTCTTTCTCCTTGAAATATCCCAGGATACATTTGTTGTCGAAGCCTCTCACCTCTAAGTCGTCTGTCTGGACCTTCACCTCTTCCTCTAGGGCCGCTAGGACCACTCGGAGCATTAAAACCACCTCTTGTAGCACTGCCCATGTCTCCCTGAAGACTAGGAATACCGCCTGGTCCTTTGTTAGGTTTCCCTTTTAGAGAGCCGTATAAATCTAAGTCTATTAAAATATCTTTTTCTTTTTTAGTAATGTATGCAAGTTCTGCAGTAGGATGGTCAGGCGAAGATTTCCATTTTCTAGGAACACCAGAAACTGTAGGTTGTTTACCTAAATAATTTGGTCCGCCTCCTTGTATTGCAACTTTTGGTTTAGCCATTATTGTCCTCCTTGCATCATTATACTAAAAGGATTAGCATTTGTCATCGGATTAATCT